CGGGGTTGTACGTGAGTTCAAGTTTCTTAAAACGAAATCGTGAAAAACTAATAGCAAAGGAGGCAAGAGGTGAACCGGGAGGAGCAAAAGGCACGGTAACAAGTGTACTACCACCTGTCCCATTGGTATCAACAATAATAGTGTCGTTGGATGTGTTGGTAGCACCGACATTATTAAATTGGTAATTACCAGTGGTTGAAGTGGTGACAGGTGTAATGATGTGGTGACCAGTAACACACAAGACTGGACCAAAAACTGGATCTGTTCTGCCGCTGAAACGGGTCGGCATGTGTCGAGAAATGACACCAACCGAACTCGGGGCAGTCATGACAGATTGTTTCTTACGACCAGAACTCGCTTGGTAAACCTTAGCTTTCTTGGCTATTATTTTTGGAGCTTTCGGCTGCATCTTGACCTGAGCAAGATGAGCTAAAAGCGGAGCTAATAAGGCAAGGTTTCTAGTATTTCTGTTCATCTTCAGATGGTAAGTAAACTGGTGAATCCGGACTAAATGGTACCTCTTTCGGTGTTTCTTCCACAACTAAAGGCAAAAACTTATTAGATGTGGGGATCACTCTCTTGCTAGGTACAACTGGGGGGGGTGGTGGTGGAGGTGGTGTTGGAGGAGTAGATTGTTCCGAAGATCTCGTTTTTCCTTTCCAAACAGGTGGTGAATCAACGAAACGAATTGTATTATGAGGTGGCTTAACCGGTGCGCCACGTTTAATATGCTCAAAATTACACTTCTTACGTTTACACACACCTTCAAGGTAATCCTTGCAAACTTTAATATGTTTCTTCGGACATTGTTTACCATGTGTACAGCAGCGGGAAACGTAATCCCAACAAATCTCGCTGCTGCTTGCAGGCTTAACAACTTTGGAGGCAGTGGCAACAGCCACAACGGGGTTCTCAATTTTCTCTTCATCTTCCATATTGTCATCAGAGGGTGGTGCGGACGGTTCAGGGATCACAGTCGGACCAATCACTATTCCTTCAACAACAGCTTTGTCCTTAGTAACGGGCGGCAACAATTCTTTTTCACAAATGGTTGGCATAGTGAGCAACTGATTCAAGCTGACAGCCCGTGAAAGGTAGGTGTACAGGGGTTCAAGGTCGACATCACCTAAAACACTTTGCACATCTACCCACGAACCATCATTCGGCCAGTTAACGTCGACAGGATAACCTTGCCACCAACTGTCAGAATCTTCACACAAACTGTCCAAATCCATCCCCAACTTTTCGGCTGTTGCAATAATGACATCCAAAATTGGAGTATGTCGATCAGTGCGGGACAACCCAGCAAGTTTCTGTTGCAACTTTTGAAGTGGGCTGAATTGAGCGATGTTGGGCGTGACATGTAACTTGCCAAGTGCACGAGGCAAATCACATACACTGCTTGGATCACCAAACCAAACAGCTGGTGAATAAAAACGTGACAAGTAGTTAACACCAGTCTGTCCACGAACAAAAGCTACGTTTTCAACTTCTTGTCCAATCATAGCACCGGCTTTGACGAGAAGATCACCATCAATTCCAGCTGAAATACCATCATCACCTGCAAATTGTCCTAAGGCATTAAACGCAACTTCAGGACACAAACCAGCCAAGCGGCGACTGATGTAATCAATCAGCTTGGTGATACAGGTATTACAAACAGCAGTCTCACTTGAACCACTGCCACGTTGTTTCTTAATATTGTACTTGAATTCGTGGCGGGTCACAGCTTTACGATCATACT